CCTTACCGTATCCACCGTCTGTCTCGGTCAGACGCGGGAACGATTTCTCTTCCGCGACTTGCGTCATGGTGAAGGTGGCTGGTGACAGAACGGGTCCACCACCGCCGCCACCACCGCCCAAAGCTGTGCTTGCTTTCCCCTTCGCGGCTAGGGACAGGCCGAACCCGAACCGCATTAGTAAAGCGCCAGAATGTTCGTCGCGGTCGTACCACTGGCGACGATGAGCGATGCGCGGAACGGCAGGATCGCGCCATCCGGCACGTTCTTCCACGTCTTATTGGTGGTGTCATCCATGCCGCGCATGACGATATCGCCACCGACGCCAACATAGAGCGAGCGCGAAGGCTCGGTCAGGGGTGTGCCCGGCACGACAACGCGCGCCTCGTTTGCTGGATCAGACAGCGTAACGTTCACCCCGTAATACTTGTCCTGTGGCATGGTACAGTCTCCTTTGGAAGTAACTTCAACGATTGCTAACTGGAAGGTTCCACTCTTTCCAGAACGGCGTGCCCGGCAGGAATCCTGCCGTGCGGTTGCGCCAGCCGTTCCGGTACTTGGCATTGCTCGGGCGGATCTTAATGATACGATCGTAGAACTCGTTCCGGACCTTCGCCCAATCCTGCGCCGTCTTCTCCAAGCCGAACTCCACGATGTAGTCTTCGTAGTCGGCCACGGTGAAACGGCCGATCTTGCCGTCATCGCCTACACCGATCATCCGCTGCATCAACTTCGTCGCTTGGCCGGGACCGGCGCCCCACCCCATATCCATCCACGAAGCGGTGACAGGATTCCACGGGCACAAGTCGAAGTCGGGTCGATCATAGTAAAGCTCAAGGCCAACCTTGATAGCCTCGTCGCGTGTCAGGTTCGCGATGTCCTTCGGCGAGATCTCGCGGACGTTGCGATAGTCGGCCAGTGCGGCAGCGGTGACGCCGTACTTCGATCCGCACAGTACACCGCGATACCAATTGCCGGTATCCTTCGGGTCCATCGACAGCCCACCCTCGTAGGTGTCGATGAAATGGCCGATGAACTTCTCGATCGTGTACTGCGGGTGTTGCACCGATGGGGCTGTGACGATCGGGGTCTTGGCAACCGGCTTAGTGAGCGGAGCAATCCGCGCCATATCCATCGCCGTATTGACCGCCGTCTCGGACCCGAGCCCCCATTTGCCGTCGATCTCGCCGAAGTACAAGCCGGCGTTCTTGAGGCGTTGCTGTGTACTGGCGAGGCTCACCGCTTTTCCTCCTTCAAGAAGTAACTTCCGACAGGCGGACGCACCGCATCCACTTCAGCGTCCGAGATCTCTTCAGGAATCGGGGCTGTGGGCTCCGTGGGAGCTTCAGGAGCGATTTTATCGGGCTCCGGGGCGATAGGTGCCGGCGAGGGCAGCGGCGGCGCTGGTGGCAGGCCTATCGTCTGTGTCGATTCCGAGCGGCCGGGGCGGTCGATCACACGGCTCGCCACCTGAACGCCAGCCTTGAGAAGCGAAGCGGTCTTGACGAGCTTGGTGATCTGTTCGGCGGAGGGCGCGAGAAGATAGTAGGTCACGACCGTACAGGCGAACGCCATCGTCCACTTGCAGATGACCACCAGCGCGGGGATGCCGGCCTTCGGTTCGACCACGGCCACCTTGCCAACGCGATCCACCAAGCCCCACATGAAGAAGAGCAAGACGCCGACGACAACAAAGCAGAAAATCCGCCGCCATAGCCAATTGGCTTCTGGCAACGGATCTTGGAGATCGGTGCGGGTGGATGGTGACGTGTCAGCCATTACGGTGCCCTTGATATTCGGTTAAGCTCTAGCTGGTGCCGAAGCTCAACGATGACTTCCTTCAACTCCCCGATCTGGTGACACAGGTTCCGATTAGATTCCGATAGCATCATCATGGTTTGTGTTTCCATGATCGTCGCACTCACGACTGAAGTCTGCTTCGGAGAGTCTTCGTCCTTGATCGTGTCTACCCAAGACTTGCTGATCTTCTTAACCGTTACGATCGCCCCTGTTACCGCTGCCGTAACTGCCGCAAAGAAGACGACGATGTTAGCGGCGAACGTGGTAACGTCAGGCGTGTTTGCTAGTACCGCTCCCATCACTCTTTGTCTCCGCTTCCCGACGCATCTTTGCGGCGAGTGTTACATCACCGGACGCCCGGAACGCAGAGTAGATATCAGCAACTAAATAACCTGTATAGGCGATCAGGCCGGTGTTGGACACGTTAGCGTGCCACAACCCGACCAAGACCTGTGTCCATATGAAGGCTGAAAAGAAGCTAGCAATCAAGCGCACCATCGGCGTTCGACTGTGGGCTCCGTTGACGTATAGCGCGCCCATCCGGAGGACCCCCACAACTGTTGCCACCATGCCCCACAACGGCTGCGACATCATCGCGTTCATGCCCGCCCACAGCGGCGCTGTCTTCGGGTCAGTGAACATCGTGGGATGGGTTGTAAGGTAAAGCCCCCAAGCAGTAAGAACAATGGCACATAGCCACTCCGGAAAGCGTACTTGAAAATGCTTCCAAGTGGATTCGATTACCATCCTACGGCCCTCAATAATGCGACACTCAAAGTCGCCTGATCTCTGCACCCCCGCAAACGCATTGATCCACGCGGCGTCATTAACCACATTGGTATCCATATGCAACCCCCGGAAGTAACTTCCGCTTAACGTAGCGTAAATATCTACGAAGCGGAAGTGCCTTTCCGTTACGCTCCAAACTTAGCCCAATTGTTGTTAGTACCGGGCACCGCTGCGGTGCCGGCGATGACGCAGAAATATATGGAGCCACCGTAAGTCACCGTGTCTCCATAGACATAGGGGATCTCCAACACCGGGCGTTCGATGCGGCTGAAAAACACATTCTGAAGACCGCCTGAACTGCTGCCGTCAGAATGGTATCCAATCTGAACTTCTACTTCGGTATCAGTGAGGGTGTATTCCCAAACCTGAAAAACAGGAGAATTGTTATTGTCGCTAGTGTAGTCCGTAAAGAAGACTTCACCGTTAATCAAAACCATGAAACCGTCGTAGTTGTTCTCGCCTTCACTGTAGTACCGGACACGTAGTTTATCGTCGTTTCCATACTTACGGGCATAGAACCGTATGAAGGCGTCCGCATTACTACCGGGATTAGAAAACGAAGCGGCTTTCGTAGTCCCGATTACGCTGTCCGGACGGTTTGGAAAAGTGACGGCGCGATTACCTTGCGCTACAAAATCAAATGGCAGCACACCGCTATCAAACGTGACGAACGATCCGACCTTCGCAGCCCAAGCGCCACGGAAAGATCCGCCACCGCCGCCACCGCCACCGCCACCGCCTGACGGGGTGATCCACTCGACGCCATCTTCCGCAAGATTGACCGCGAGAACCTTGCCGGCGTTATCGGCCAAGGGCGGAAAGCTGTCTCCGCCACCACCGCCGCCCGTGGTCAGTTCCTCCCATCCTGTCGGCTTGAAGGTCATGTATTTATCCGTGGCCCGATTGTAGAGCCACCAACCTTCCAGCGGTTCGAAGTAATGCCAGACAGCATCGTCATAGACGGCCACGGCATCCTTGTTCGGTTCGGCGGTAAGGATATAGACATCGCCCTGTGCCGGCGCACCGGGCACGGCAGCCACCGCATCCAAGACGCCGCCCTGCACCAGCGTAGACAGCATCAATAGGTTGCTGTTCATCTCGTCGCCCCACCCGTCTTCGCCGATAGCAAAGCCGCCAGACAACCCGATATTCGCCAACGTCCGCATTGTGTCCTCCGAAGTAACTTCTATCAACCGCCCCAATTGTAGCCCCACCCGTAGTCCCACCCGGCTTCAAGGGCAACGCTGAAGCTGTTACGCTGCCAAGAGGCTAGGCCGTCACGCACGCTCTCGACTTCGAACCGCACCGCGCTAGTCGCGCTGTCGGCAGCTTGCATCGCGGCGGTGTAGGTCCACGTCAAATCTGCGATGCCGGCTACTGTGCGCAGAAGCACGTTGGCAGGCGTGTAGACACGGATGGTGTAGGTAGTGCCGGCTTCAGGCGCGACAGACGCTTCCGTGTAGCCGACAAGGTGATCCTCCTGCGACACGCGATTGCGTGTAGACCACGACAAAACGGGCTCCGGATTTTCACCGGACAACGAGTAGATCGATACACCGTCAACCTTGACGTTTGCAGGCGGATACGGGCGAGCCTGCCGCGCGGTGATGACGACCGTCTCTTGCGTGGCGTCCGCGATATCCAGCACGTCCCGGCTGGTGCGCGTCAGCACCTTTGCGTAAGCCGTCTCGCCTACGTCATAAGGGCGGGTGTCGCTAACGAGATCGTCGTCCACCGTCCACAGCCGGGCGCCGGCCGAGTGAGCCTGTGGGACCGTATCGCCTACGCCGCGCGTGATCGTCGCTGTCGTGCCGACAAGCGAATCCAGCCGCACAAGTTCATCGTTGACGAACAGCGCCTCGCCCTCATTCTCATCCGTGAACATCGTGAGATCTTCTAGCTCGACGACAGTCTGCAACGGCGTGATCGAAGTCTTCAGCTTGGCGTTGCCAGTGAAGGCGCCCGTGGCACGGGCTGTGTAGTCTTCGCCGTCCGCCTTGGTGGCTAGGTCGTATTGGTAGCTAGAAGCATTCGGTGCCAGCGCAACCTGACCGATGTAGCCCGTCGTCAGCCCGGCTGCCTGCGCATCGGCTGCGCCCATCTGCAAATAGATGTCGCGGTAGCTCGCTTCTATCAAGCGCTGCTCGGGCGCGGCGATAGCGTCATAGACCGGGCCGCTCCACGATGAGCCGACAGGCTGCACGTAGCTGGCTTCAGGAAGGCCGAAGGCGTCCTGCATTGCCTTGATCGAAATGGTGCCCGCAAGCATGTTGCCATCGTCGATCTCCCCGGCACGCAGAACCATGTTGACGATGCCACGGGCCGGCGCGTTGATGCGGAACGGCATACCGGGTGCGATCCGCCAGCCCCGACGATCCAGCTTGACCGTGAACTTCTTCAGGCCACCCGCGTTCGCCCGGAGATCCCGAAGCACCACTCGACCGAGCAAGGCCTTGGTCGGGATGCCGATATAATCCTGATCCAGCGAAGAGATGCCTTGACCGGACTTGAGCGAAGCGAGGTTCTGTGCGCGGACTTGGAAGTCTTGATCGGTGATCGGATCGTGGCCGGTGCCGATCACTTCGTTATAGGCGTTGTCGGACGAGCCCGCGTCTTCTTCGGTGATGTCGAGCAAGCCGCTATCCGGGCCGAACGTCGGAAGATCTTCAGCTACATAGTCGTCGCGGATCAAGCGGAAGGTGACAAGCCCCGTCTCGCGATCGGTGTACAGGACACCGCCGACGAGATCGCACACCTTCTGGATGAAGACATCGATATCTTCTTTGCGATACCAGATCAGGCAGACGCCGAATCCTTCCTCGCACAGCCGGTTCGCCGCGTAGATCATCGCCGGCTCATTCATCATGTCGAAAGGCAGGCCGCGCCCCCACTCCGGATTCGTGCAAGACTCCATGATGATGTGCGCTGCGTTCATCGCATGAATCGAACCGCTTTCCTTGTTGTTCGCGATCGTGACCACGTTCCCGGCCACGGTTGCGCTCGCATTGATCGACGCGGAGAAGTCGTTGACCTTGACCGCTAGCCGTGTGGCGCACGCATTGTTGTCGCTGCCCCGAATGATGTCGAGCGGGCCGGGGGCGCCATCGGTAGGATTCTTGATCCAGTTGAAGGTGACGCCGTTGACCGTCAGCGTATCGCCAGCTTCAGGCACCCCGGCGAACGTGACAGTGGCCGAAGAGTTGCCGCTGACGACAGTCATGTAACTGCCCTTCTTCGATACCGTCAGCACGTCTCCGCCAAGGAAGATTGTGGCTTTCGCCTCGTACCAAGCCGCGCCGCCGAACCAACCTTTGCGCGAGCGGCGCACCCGGAACTTCCATTCCTTCAGGTACGGGTTCATCGAAGCCACAAGGCCGTCGAACCACAGCGTCACGACGCCCCGGAACTGCGACACCATGCCGGTGCCGATCGACGCTTTCACGTCAGGCAGCCCGCCCTCCGCGCCCGGCAACACCTGATCCGGCGCCCCCATGAAGATCCGGAACGGACCTTGGATGCCGCCCTCTTTCTTCTCGCCGCCGAACAAGTTGGGCGCATCGATCTGATTGACGCCGGAGTTGCACAAGTGGCCTCCCCATGCCGTCAAGTCGCCAACCTTGATTTCGTGTAATTCATCGATAGGCCCACGGCACAAACCGCTAAGCAGCGACATGAAGTAGCTGAAGCCAATGGTCTGTGACTTACTCTTTCCCATCACGTTCCGCCCTAGCTGCCTCGACCACTCGCAACGCGAATGGATCACCTGTGCCTAGCAGGGTTTCCCCGGCTATGCCACTCTCAAGAAACTCCGGCCAGTTCCAGCCCCGGTCCTGCCAGAAGCCGCGTGCCCCGCTACCACAGATCTTCGTCATGCGGAGATGCCGGCGATAGCAGCGCGGCTCGGAAGTAACTTCGCTCACTTTTTGCCTGCCTTCGACTTGACCTTCTTCGTGCGGTAGTTGCCATACCACAGCACTTGCCAGCCTTGCAGCCAACCGTCACCGAAGACGACCGCGTGTGGCGTACCTTCTTCGATCTGCGGGACTTCGAAGTCGTCGAGCGACGGTGGCTTGCGGACTTGCTGTTTCTGCATGACCGCTTGGAGCGTGTAGCCGACGACCATCAGGACGAGGGCGATGGCGAGAATGTGCATGACCGCTCCTAGAACAGGTTGATGCCGAACGGCGATTCACCGGGCATGAAATCGAACCCGCCGTAGTTGTCGATATTATCGAACTTGTCCTTGCACGTCTGCGGCGAGCGGTCGCAGCCGGGATAGACGTTCACCGCCAGCCCGACAGTCATGCGCTCCGTCAAGCCAAATACTGTAAAGGTATTACCCTCTTGGCTCTCGATCATGCGCCGATCCATCGTGCCGTCAGCGTTAGCCGCCCACTCGATATAGCCGCCACGGAAGTATTGATCGGGCATCGGTATCATCGTCACAGTAACCGTCGAAGGGGTCACGGCCGAGATCACGCCTTCTTCCCGGTAGTCGGCTTCATTGACCTTGCAGTCCATGTCGTACAGAAAGTGCGGACACTCGCGCGTCCAGCACAAGCGGAGCCCGGTGCGCGCGAAGCTCGCCGTGAGCGGCACACCAATCACCTGTGCTTCGCCCAAGTTCAGGCGCTTCACGTTCGTTATTGTGCCGATCCAGTAGATCGGGGTGTCCGCTTCACCGATATGCTTACGGCGCACGGTCATCCAGATCGTGCCGGCCGGGGGCGTGACCCCGAAGAGATCGACGATCGGCAGGCTAGCCGGGCAATCCATCGTAAAGTCGTTCTGATTGCCGGAGCCCTGCACCATACCGCTGTCCTGCACGGCGCGAGCGGAGTAGGTCACGGGGGTGACGATGCCGCCGATAACCTCCGTACCGTCCACGTCGCTGTCGGCAGACGTGTAGCGCCAATAGGTGTTGCCCCATCGCAGCGTGTAAAGCGCGATTGGCCGTCCGTCCTGTGTGCTGGTTTCTGCGCTACTGAAAGTCATGTCGCTACCTCAATAGCTGAAGTCGAGATCAAAGGGGAATAGCTGTGTCGGGTTGCGTACAAAAGTTGTCAGGATCGTGCCATCCGGCAATTCGGCCGTGATGGTGCCCCCGCGTTCTTCAGACGGCACGCCCATGAATGTGTCCGTACCGAACTGAACTTGCCAATGGACGATGCGGTCTTCTGGCGCCGACGACACCGGAGCGCAGAAGTAGTATTCTAGACCGTAGCAATAGCCGCCAGCCATAATCCTGCGCCAACCCATGATCGGATCGCCGGGATCACCGTTGGGATACTGATTGTCCGGATAATATACGTCTAGGATAATGTCGGTTCCGGGGATCGCCTTCGGGCCGTCTAGAGATCCACCAAAACCATCCAACGGTAGATCTTTTCCCTTTTCAACGATCCCACCGTTCGGGCCAACCCAATCCTGCGGGCTCGGGAAGCCGTAAACCGGCTTGTAGCCACTAAGATCGTTGGGTGCGGTCCATATGTAGGATAGCTTCAGCTTCCACGGCGAAGGCAGCGGCGAGCATGGGTTGTTGAACTCCGGCTGGCCGCAAGGGACTTCCGACATCTCGGCAGCGGGGATCGGTAGATAGATCGCTCCGGCCGTCGTACGGGTGTCCTTGAATGCTCGGAAGGTACTTCCGCATTCCATCACGCCGTTCGTATCCGCATGGTGGTGTAGCTCAAGCGTATCGGAATCGAGCCGTGCGATGTCCATGAAGCTCCCTGAACGCCCTTTGGGAAGCGCCGTAGCCAATCCAGCCGAAATCCGAAGCCGCTCTTCCTGCGCGCTCTGTGCCCCGCCCATCTGTGTCAGCGAAACGATCTGCGAACCGAACCGGATCTTCTCGCGGCCGGGCTTCACTCCGCCGACGTAGCCCATGCCGATCTTGTTGATGTCGAGATTGACTGCCCCGACCACGGCAGGGCGGCTAAGCGTCACGTCATCGTTGTACGTCGGCAGCCACACCGCACGCTGCCTGCCGCGCATCCAGTAGAGCATAGACCGGAATGCGGACTGCGCCTCGCGGCCGACGATCATCCAGTTATGCGCCTGTGCCGAGAAGGACCGGCCGGTGTTGTCCGTAAGCTCGACGAGCCCCGTAGTGCCGTCCCGCTTGTCGATCATCCGCGTGTGGTCCGTGGTGATCGTCGCCTTGCGGTTCGGCGCGATCGTCATAACCGGCGTGCCGAGATGCAGCAAAGCGTTGGGCGCGATCTCCGGATACGGGTTCGCCTCGTTGATCTGGAACAGCAATACGGATTCGCCGACGCGCGAAGTCAGCGCGCCAAGCGAAGTGTCGGCACCAGAGATCGCCCGGCGCAGCGGATAGATGGCGGCGCCCTTGCCCCATGCAGATCCGAGATTGGATACGACGTTGATCCCGGTGTCGTCTTGCGCAGAGATCTCGACGACTTCGTACGTGAAGGTATCGCGGTAAAGCAGGGCTAGACCGCCTACCGTGAACTCGCGGAAGGTGTTGTCGAACGCGATCCGCTTCTGCCCGGAAGCCGCCGTGGCGGACAACCGCCCCTTGTCGAACCACAGCGGGAACAGCCACGTCTCGCCGCCCATGCTGTGCAGGATCAGGTCAAGGAAGGTGCGCTCCGCGTTCGTCGGGTGAACGGTGATCTCCACGAAGCGCCGTGGCGTTGGCCGTGCCGCACGACGTTGCTCGACGCCAGACGTGGACGGCAGGATATCCGTCAGCCACTCAAGGCGCTCAAGGATTCCACCAGCCCAATTCGGGCGGATCGTCCACACCGGCAGATTTGGGATCGCCATATTATTTCCCCAATAGCATCTTCAGGAGCGGCACGTTCCGGCGAATGTGCGTGACGGTGACGTTTTCGCCTTCCGGTCCCTGCATAGCCGCTGCTACCTGATCGTCGCCGAACGCAAGCACCTGACGAAGGCTGCCGCCACTGGCCGGGGCGCCGCGCTTAGCCTCCTGCCGCTGTTGCTCTTCAGTCAGGATCTTCTCGCCCTTCTGCACAACGGCCAGTTGCTCCGTGCTGTCCAAGCCTGCGCCGGCCGTGCCGTTGTGGTAGCGCGGGATCGTCGCCAGCGCGGCCGGGCTGACGGACAGCCGGCGTGTCCGAGATCCGGCCGACTTGTCACCGACCGTGCCGCCGCTGTGGAAGACCGCGCCAAGGATTCCGCCGATTATGCCACCACCGGCACCGCCGCCACCGCCGCCCTTCGGCGCACCGCCGTACAGTGCGTTCAGCATGGCGGTGAGCGGGACGCCCGTCGAAGCCTCGATCGCTTGGATGAGAAGCGCCTGAAGGATCAGCTTGCCGATCATAATAAGCGTCTGCGCCACGAAGTCGCCAAGCGCCAAGATCGCCTCCTTGGCGGCATCGCCTGCGCTCAACGTGCCAGCGGCGAAGTTGCCGAACGCCTGCGCCATCCGATCGATAGCCGCGCCTGCGTTCTGCGACAAGATCCCTTGGATGCCTTCGCGAAGCTGCACGACGTTGGCGCTGGTGTACTGCGTCTGAAGCTGTACGCCCTTCATCTTTGCCTGCCACGCGGCGTAAGCCTCGTCGCTGATAAGCGGCTGCCCCGATGCGTCTTTGATCTGGTGCAGCATGTCGAGCAACTGGCGCATCGATTCCAGTTGCAAGTTGATCTTCGGCGCACTGTTCGCATAGGCTTCGGCAGCCGCGCGATCGGCTTCGTCCCGCGACATCGCCCCGAGCTTCACCAACTCATTGTTGGCTGCGATCAGGTTGTTTCGTTCGGCGATGATCGTGTTGAGCTTGGCTTCTTCTTTACCTACCTCTTTGCTGGTGAAGCTGGCGAGATCGGCCAAGCCTCCGGACTTATTTCCGGAAGTCTGCATCTTCGCGATGAACGCTTGCAGCGCTGCCGATGGCGTGGCGCCGGCAATGCTGTTCGCGAACTTGAGCGCCTGATCCGCTGCGCTGCCGATCTCGACATTCAAGCGAGAAGTTACTTCCGACGCTTCCTTGACCGCCTCCGCCGAAGTGATCTCGTTGCGGTTGCGCCGGTCTTCGATATCGGCAAGAAGCTGCTTGCGCTGCGACAGGATATTGTTGACGTTCTGCTCGTACACGCCAAGCTGCGCTTGCTGTGCGAGGACAGTTTCATCGGACTTAACCTGTGCCTCGTAGGCGTCGATCGACTGTCCGCCGATCGTGCCCTTGCCGTTCGTGAGCTTCCTGAAGTCCTCCGCCTTGCGAAGGAGCTTATCGTATTCCTTGGTGACGGCAGTAGCAGCGTTGTCAAGCTGATCCGCCAGTGTGCCCGTGGCCGTCTTCGCCACCTTGGCGTCAATGCCGTCGAGCCCTGACTGAAGGGATTCTTCGGCTGCCGCGATCTTCCGGGCCAGTGCCTCGGCTGCATTCTCGGAACGCTTGCTGGCAGCATCGCCCTTCTTCCGGGCGCTCTCTGCCTTCTTGCGCTCTTCATCGTTGATAGCGTTCTGCTCTTTCTGGCGAGCGAGCGCGGCTAGCTGGTTCTGCTCATCGTCGGTCGCGCCCTTCGGCGCCTTGCGGCGTGCTGCGATCTCGGCATTGCGAAGCCGCTCTTCCTTCGTCAGCCGCTTCCGTACGTCAAGCTCACGCTTGGCGTCTTCGATCGCCTCCTGACCTTCCGCCGACGTGGCACCGCGCTTCGCCCGGCCGGCGTTCGGATCGCCCTTCGGCGCACCGCCTCGCACGCCAAGAGCGGCCTTGGTGGCATCCTCTACCGATAGCCCACGTAGGCGGTTCAAGAGATACGCGGCACCCATGACGGCGCCGGAGAGATCATCGATCTGCGCCTTGAAGTTCGTGACGATCCGGGTCTTACCAAGATAGTCAAGAAAGCCATGCCACGCAGTATCGAAAGCAGAGAGTGCGGTCTTCCAAGGGCCGCGCATCTTCTCCGCGCCATCTTCCATCTGCCCGTAGAACTTCTGGAAGACTAGCGCGCGTGCTTCACTCGCATTGCCGCTGTCGTACATGGCCTTGATCTGCACCTGTTCGGCGTCAGACAAGATCGGGAAAGCCTCTTGGAGCTTCTGTACTTCGGCGTATCCGCCGTTCATCGCTTCGGTCAGGAGCGAGAAGGCTTCCGTGAAATCCTTGCCGGTCAGATCGCTCGCCGCCTTGGCGGACTCGATAAAGGCGTTCAGGTATTGGGGGTCTAGGCCGGCTTCGTTGAACGCTTGGATCGTCTTGCGCGCGTCCTCGGCCGAGACACCGAAGTCCTGCATCTGGATCGACGCCTTCGCGATCTGATCGGCCGACAGAGATCCAGCCTCACCAAGCATGGCGATGTAACCGCTAGCGTTCTGAAGTTCGGCCGCGCCATCGCTCGCACGCTTAAAGGCGGTGTAGACCACCCCGAGCCCCACGGCCACGGCACCGACGATCGGCAGGAACGCCGCGTACTGCACGACAAGCCCCCGGATGCCGGCGTCCTGCACAAGCTGTCCGCCTTGGCTGGCGAGCGTGCGGAAAAGCCCCTGCCCGAGCGATAGCTGCGTAACGATGTCGTTGACTTGGTAGCCAAGGTTCTGCGCCGACTGAAGCGACAGGCCGAAAGCGTTCGTCGTACCTTGCAGCTTGCCGGCGATATCGTTCTGCGCAGCGGCGCTCTCGCGGGCTGCCTTCGTCAGGCGTTGATCGGACAGGGCGAGGTTGTCCGTGTCATGCCCGGCTTTGCGGAGCGCGGCGCCAAGCTCGTTGAGCCGGGTTTCGTCCCGCTGCATCTCCTTGCCGGCCGTTTCGAGATTGGCTTCAGCGGTCTTAAGCGCCCGCGCCATCTCTTCCGTGGGCTCGTTCGTGGTGGCGAGCGCGGTAGCTAGGCGCTGAACTTCCCCCTGTGCTGCCCGGAAACCGGCCGTGGAGGCATCTAGCGCCGCTTGCTGCGCCCGATAGCCGTCAACCTGTCCTGCCTGCCGTACGGCTGCCGCATTGGCCGCTGCCAGTTCGTTCATGGCAACGTTGTAGATCTGCGCAGACTTTTTCGTGCCGTCGAGAACGCCGGCCGCTGCGGTGATGTTCGCTTCCAGCCCGTCGATCGTCTCGCTGGCGGACGCAGCCGGGTTGACGATCTCCTTTAAGGAATCGGCCAAGCGGATCGCGGACGTGGCTGTGGTGTCGGCCGTTGCGCCGAACCGCGTAACATCGGTCGCGGCGGCATTGGCATCTGCCGCGATCTGCCGGAAGGCGTTGACCGACTGAATGCGCTGCTCTTCCTGCGCCGTCGCTTCGAACGCGGCACGGAGGCGGTTCACGTTGTCGGCGCCGATGCGCGCGTCCTGCGCTTGGAGCGCCTGATCGAAGCCGGCGTTCTGCGCCGCCAGTTCCCGCTTCGCCTGCGCCAGCAACTCGACACGGTTTTCGAATTGCGAGATGTAATCGATCTGCGCTTGCAGGAGCCCGGCCGACCGGCCTTGCTGCTCAAAGCTCACATCGGAATTGAGCTTGGCTTCAGACGCCTTGGCGGCAGTCAGCTTCGCCTGAAAGTCCTGCGCCGCATCACCGGCCACCGCCAGCCCGCGTGCGATCTCCTTCGACGTGTCCGCGATCTCGGCGAACGATTTCTGGAAGCTCTCGACGGGACCGATGACAGCTTCGATCCGCTGGCGGGTGTCCGCGACTTCCGCGTTGATCCGCGCTACCTGTTCGGCCGCTGCGCCCTGTGCCCGGCCAGCGGCTTCCATCGCATTCGTCAGGCGCTTGGTGGGGCGCTCGGCTCCTTCGACTTGCGTCTTCAGCCCTTCGTACTTAGCGGTCGCATCCGCGAGCTTTGCTTCCGCCTTGTCGAGCGCCGCCACCTGTGCGTTGAGCGACGTGAGCATGGACCGTGCGGTGCCAAGCTCGTCCTGTGCTTTCTTGAGATC